CCACTAATTATGTGAATAACGGTTATTACTCAAATAACGGCGGTCTGACTAATATTTACTTGACTGCATTTGCGGGAATGTTGATAGCGACAGACTTGGACAATACGGCAGCCCCAAGTTTTAGCGGAAATGGCTATTTGTATAATTTTGGTAATGCATCTTTGCATAAGCAATTTGTTGGCCAGGGCGCTGGAAAATATGCATCTATATCAAATATCAGTACCCATATGGGATGCGAATGGTCTACGGTAACAGTTGTAAACGCATTTAAGATATTGATTGATGCGGGAAATATGAGCGGCACATTCAAGCTTTACGGAATTCAAAATTAGAATAATATGGGATCATATACTGCATTCATTGCTCTCTCAATGCCTAAGATTGTGTCTAGATTTCCATTCCATTTCATATAGCGTCTTATTTTTTCACCATGAAAAAATTCTTTATCTCTAGACCAGTAATGGTTTATCCGAAACAAATCAACTTTCTTAAATTCCAATATGGGTAATGTATGGCAATATAAATCGTGAGGACTTGGGCTGCCTGTTACATATTTAGGCTGAACGATAGACTTGTAAAATGCATGCAAATAATAATCATCGGAAGCTCGATAAATCAGAGCCTTCCTCATGGGCTGCCCTTGCGGAATAGATTCAACACCAGATGTTCCATAACATCGCCATGGACAGTTAACCGTAGAATATACTAGCAATTTTCTACGTAGTTTGTATATAAAAGCTCTATGACAAAAGTTTTTATTGCAACTCCTGCCTTTGATGGGAAAGTTACTGTTCCCTATGCATGTGCTTTAGCCGATACACGGCTTTACCTTGCAGCAAATTCTATTGAGACAGTCATTCGTATTCATACATCAGGATCTCTTCTTGTAAGAGAAAGAAATGACCTTGTGAAGGCATTCTTAGAAACTGATGCAACTCATATGCTTTGTATTGATGCCGATATTGGTTGGGATCCTCTTTCTGTTAAAAAACTCATTGATTATAACGAAGATTTCGTAGCTGCTCTTTATCCTGCTAGAGGAGAGAAGTGTTTTCTTTATCGAGGAGTTTATGGAGAAAACAAAAGAATGGATGTTTCTGAGAAAAAACTTCTTCAAATGGAATACATTCCAGCTGGCTTTATGCTTCTCAAACGTTGTGTTCTAGAAAAGATGATTGCTCATTTCCCTGAACTTTATTATGAGCCAAAAGATGAATCTCTTAAATATACTAAAGGTCATTATCTTTTTGCAACTGAGCTATGGGATGGAGAATTCTGGGATGAGGATTATGTTTTCTGTAGAAGAGCTCGACAAGCCGGATTTAAAATCTGGATTGATCCGATCATTGAATTGCATCACGCAGGAATTTCAGGCGCATTTGCAGAAATTCTTACCAATCAACCTCCTGAAAAATCAGTTGCTCAATAAATACTAATTGATTACCTTGAAATCGTTCATAGCTCATTTGTTAATGTTAGAGATGTATGTACCTAAACCCTAGACCGTAATACACTAGGGCTTCCTTTCCTTCAGTTATATCAAAAATGAGCTATAACTAGTTATAACTCGATATAACTTCTATGATTCCACAACAAACAGGTCCTTTCTACTATCTTTTTACTGAAGATGAAGAAAAAGCTATTGACGAGGCCATGGAGCTCACGGAAAAGCCAGAAGCTACCCCACCATCACCCACCCAACAAAACATCAATAGCGGTCAAATAAACAGCGTTCGTGAGGATTTTGAAAGAACGCTTGTGATTCCTCAGACACCGGAAGGTGATCTACCTCCAGAAGATGAACCTCTTCCAGAATTGACAGAATCTGAAGAGAATCTCATTAAGTCATTAGAAGAAAATCAAGCACGAAGACATAAGCAAGCCATGGATCGTTGGAAAAAAGAATATCAAGCCAAGATGTTCAAAGGTGTCTTCGATGGATGGAAACCACCTAAGAAGAAATAAACAAATCACTTAAAAATTGGCAAGTGACAAAAGCTAAGAAATCTTAATTCCAAATTTTGTCAATGCTTCGTCAAATTTTTCTTTAAATTTCTTGTCGTCATATTCAATGCAAATGGGTTGATAAGGACCATTTATGACAAATTCAACATGTCTATTAAGAACAACAATACGAGAATCACATCTTTCATAATTCCAGGCCAATCTCTTATTTTCTTCCGGATTTCCTTGAATAGCCGATTTTGGTGGTTCTTTTTGCTTACAATGCCAAATTAATTCCTGGATGAGACCTTTTAATGGTGGGTTAGTTTTAGCGAATTCTAGGGCCTTTAAAACGCGTTCTTCGGGATATCTCATTAACGATTGCTTCTCTTCAAGGGTCAGATCGTTCCGATCTTTCAAACATGAAAAAACAACAACAGCCTTTTTGTTTGTTGTTGTTTTATTCTTTAGTACATCTTGTTTATTAGTAATAGGGCTCTGAAAGGCGTCCCGTTCAACGGCGTCCCTTTGAGGGCTGTGCGGTAAAGATTTTTTGAATTCTGTGATAAGATAATCAATTTCACCAAACTGACCTTTATCATTTTGATTTTGAGAACGATAACAATAGCCAGCTTCAATTAATTCATTAAGAAAAGAATAAATAGCTTTTTCTCCTCCTCCTTTCCCTTTAAAAATTGTAGATAGATGAGTAACTTGAATCTTCCAATCATCAGGAAGACTTATGAGATATGCCCAAAGACCTTTTGCACCCCATGATAAATCAGGATCATGCAATGCACTTTTGTTTAGCATTACGTAAGGATTTTGCTTATCATGGGGACTTCTTAGAATTGTCATAGGATTTCTCCCAAAGTTAAAGGATTTAGATGCAATGAATATCGAAAAAGATATTCTTTTGCTTGCCTTTTGATCTCAGAGAGAGTATTATACAATCATAGTTTTCATTTTGCTGCTTTTCTCTCTCTGAGTTCAGCAGCTTTCTTTTTTAATCCTAAGAAGATTTATTTCCAATAAAAATCTTTAATTACAATTCAAGCCATTTAGATTCAGCATTATTTGCTCCTTGTGCTAAAGATTCCTGATTTATCTATTGGTTTCTCTGTTCTTGGTTTCTTAAACTTCTTCTTTTCCATCTTCAAAACCTCTTCTTTGATAAAAGGCACCCCAAGCTTTCTTATCTCTTGGATCAATTCCTTATTCTTTGCCATGTCAGTGAACTGAAAAATTGGGTACCTGATCTTTTCCTTGGTTTCCTCATCAGGACTGATCTTTTGAGGCATATAGATCAAAATCTTGTTATTATCACGAAGAACGGTCAATCCTCGAATATCAATTCCTAGTTCAATGAGATAGATATGCATTGTTCCTTTAAGGAATTTCTTTTCATCATTTCTTTCGATTTCATAGAAACCTACAATTTCAATTCTCATTTGATTTCTCCTTTTCTCTAAGTTGTTCCTTTTCTTTAATTTGCGTATTTATATAATGTAAAAGAAATTCAAACAAAACTTGGATCTTCCCAAGAGGAAGGCCTTTTAAACTTTCTAGAATTGTTTCTCCCTTTTTGGCATAAAAATAAGTTTCTTGATCTATCATTTCTTTAACTTTTTTTTCATCTTCAGATATATTATCCATTTTTTTCTTCCTCATAATGTTTCCTTTTGTTTTTAATGTATTTATAATCAGCAATATTCATCATTGTTATTTGATGAATAAGCATCACTTTATCTAAATTTTCAATGATGAGTTGAGAGATATAATCATCCCATTGGTGATCAGCTTCGAATTTCTCCTTTTCAATAGAAATTTTATTCTTTTGGATTTTTATCATTTGAAAATAAGAATCGATCTCCCTTAATTCTTTAGCGGATGTAATTCTTCCGACGTTTTTCCGACAAATAAATAACTTTTTTCAAGTCTTTCACTCGGAGTTCTTTTCTAAAATTCCGACACTGTCCGCTTTTTCGATTATCTTCCGCCTTTTTTCTAAAATTAGGGCATGGAAGATAGCGCATTCAAAGCTCACATACCGTTAAACCATGATTAATCATTTTCCTTCTCCCTTAATTCTTTAATTGTTACTTCTCCACCTGTTATCATCTCAATACTAATACTTAAATTAAGTGAAGGAATTCTTTTCCCATTCTTGATAGCACTTACATACATATAATGTATTCCTAAGTCTTTGGCCATTTTCTTACATGTGATTTTATTGTAATGCATGTAATCTCTCAATTTCATAAGACCTCCTATGTTGAGGATTCTAATGCTAACATAAAAAATAAATACATTCAAGCAAATATATGTGTTGACTTAAATACAACATTGGTGTTATATTGAATTCATAAAAGCAAGATGTCTTCCTGATGACTCGGACGAACGAAACGATTAGGTTGTAGCTCAAGCTAAGACAAGACAAAAAGACAAACAACAAATAAGGAAACAATATGAATATGACAGAGAAATTCGATGAGATGGTTCAAGAAGTTATGGGAGATAAAAAAACAGAAGCTAATTATGCAGAATTAGAGATGTTACTTTTTCATGCGGTATGCAAGGGTTATTATAAAGGGAAGGAAGAAACAAGAACGAAAGTAATAGATAATTTATTGAAGGAGTGAATATGAACTTACGATATGACCCATATGACTATGAATATCTCAAGAATGAGAAGATTATGGACCACATGGAACAAATTAGGAAAGATGTTTTAGCCAAGTTGTCTAAGTTAGAGATTTTGGCATTGGATGATGATTTTGATGAATTTTGTGTAGAATTGAGGAAGTTGAGAGAAGAAGAGAAAATAGAAACTTATTTTGATTAAGGAGAAATTATGAAAAAATCTGAAAATATTAACGAATTAGCTACAGCTTTGTCTAAGTGTCAAGGTGAAATGCAACCAGCGATAAAAGATTCTATAAACCCTCATTTTAGGTCAAAATTTTCTACTCTTTATAGTGTATGGGAATCATGTAGAAAACCTTTATCCAAAAATGGACTTTCTGTTGTTCAAACAATGGAAATGATTAATGATAAATTATATTTAACAACAACTTTGCTTCATTTAAGTGGACAATGGATTAGTTCAGAAACTCCCGTTATTTCTGCTCGACAAGATGCGCAAGGAATAGGATCGTCACTTTCGTATTTTAAGAGATATAGTCTAAGCGCTTTATTAGGAATTTGTTCTGCTGATGAAGACGACGATGGAGAGCAAGCAATGCCTAAAAACCGTGATCAGAATGGTAAGAAGTCAAAAGATGAATCTTCGCCTCCAAAAGAAGAATATGCAACTCCAACCATCGGTAAAGAGAAAGTAGAATTATTGCAAGAGCAAACAGAAATATGCGATCCCGAATATGCAAAGAAGTTAATAAACTATCTAAAGACACAAGATGTTAATTCATTGTCACAAGTGAGAGAAGACATGTATAACAAGATTCTGAATGGTCTCATGAAGAATGTGGAGATATACCAGAAATCTCTCAATGAAGGTTAGTAATGATTAAACTACATCTTAGTAGTATAAACTATGAAAATTATCAATGTACAACAAAACAGTCTTGGAAAAAATGGGAAATGTCTTTAAAAAATAGAAAAATAGAAAAACATTCATCAAAAATAAGACTTGGAAATGCGCATTATAGATTTAAAACAAAATACTCCTGAGTGGTTAGAGTTTAGACGTTTACATTTGGGCGCGAGCGATGCAGCTGTGATCTTGGGATTGAATCCATGGAAGACAAAGAAACAGTTATGGGAAGAGAAAATGTTTGGTTGGGAAGAACCTATGACCGATAAGATGAAGGAAGGGCAGAAAATGGAACCCATTGCAAGATTAGCATTCCAAAAGGAAACAGGATTAGTGGTTAACCCAATTGTTGGGGTTCATGATGAATTGGACTGGATGAGTGCTTCATTTGATGGATTAACTGAAGATCTAAGACATGGCATTGAAATTAAATGTGGTAGATCATCTCATAAGTTAGCTCTGATGGGAAAGATTCCAAATTATTACTATCCACAATTGCAACATCAAATATGTGTGGCTGATTTGCCCTATATTTCCTATTATAGCTATTATGAACAAGTGGGTAAATTGATGATTGCGCATCGAAACCAAGAATTTATTAAGGATATGATTGAGAAAGAATTAGCATTTTGGGAGACATTAAAATGACTTGGATTAGCGTAAAAGATCGATTACCTCTTGATGATGAGTTTGTGAAATTATGAATTACGAAAAATATTTCATACCCATAAAGATTGTATCAGAAGCAAATGTGATGGAGCATTGGAGAATAAAAAGCAAAAGAAAACAACAACAAAAATTCCAGATACAAATGGAATTACTAAATCATAAAATCAATCCTCCATGCAAGGTAATCTTAACTCGAATAGCGCCTAGAAAGTTGGATGACGAAGATAACTTGCGAACTGCACTTAAAGCGTCTAAAGACTTTGTAGCAGACATGTTAATACCAGGATTAGCGCCAGGTAGAGCGGATGGAAAATCAGAAATCGCTTGGGAATTTAAACAAGAAAAAGGTAAAGTTAGGGAATACTCATTAAAAATTGAATTGATACAAGAGAATGAATATGTTGAACAAGTCGGATCAGGAAGAATTTGAGGCGATTAAAGACAACTGGAAATTGTATAAAAGTGCAAGGGCTGTGAACGCAATATTCAAAAGCACTGATTATCGACATGTCACAGTCTTAGAGCGAGAGGAATACATTGAAATATTGCTAAGAATATTGCAGACGGAAATGAATAACAGAGCGGGAAATTATGTCGAATAATGAAAAAGAGATGTTATATGGGAAGATCCAATATTTTGCAGATTTATTATTAGCGGATATTGTTGAGATTGAAAACCGGATTATGTTAACTGAATTGACACCTCAGGATAAACTTAAATTATCGATTAAACTTGATGTCATTAAGTTGCTTTTGGAAAGATTTGAACATATATTTGAAGAATTTTTATTTCTTGAGGATGATATTTGATGAAGGATATTTTGCAATTTATTTTATTGGTTGGATTGATATTCCTTTGTTATTTTGCATTCTTTTACACAACGATGGTAATGGAAGAAATTCCTATTTTTTAATATGAAAAGATTGAGAAAGAAGTAGATAAATGATAGACTTAAAAATAAATAAGTTATTTTGGAATGACTATTATCCCGAAAACGAGGAAGAGATGGACAAAGATTACAAACGCTTGGGCCGTGAAGCGAAAAAGATTGAAAAAGATACCACTAAGGTATTAGCTAAGGACCAGAAAAGGGATTCTCTAGTTGAAAAGGGAAAAAAGTCAATGAAGAAAGGCAAATGCTAAATAAACAACAACACATTAAAGGAAAATCATGAAAAAATTATTCTCCATTCTTATGTTAGCTCCTATTCTAATGTGGGCAGACGTATTGGTTGTCACTCCTATTGCTACACCTATTGTTGTTGCTCCTCCTGTTCCTGTTATTCAAATTCCACTTTATCAGCAATATTTAGGAATGGCTGTTGGAACAGATTATTGTTTTCTGACAAACTCATCTAATTCAGGACTAAAAGTTGGAATAAAAGCCGGATTGATTTACGGATATTATTTTGAATCAGGATTTAGAGGAGAACTTGAAGTTAGCTTTCGTAAGAATTCATTCAGAACTAAATACAATGCTAAGAAAGATGATCTTATTATATCAAAAGTCTATAGGAGTATGCATTCTTGGACATATATGGCTAATTTACTCTATGACATCAACCGTTTAACTTATCGAACTATCGTGCCATATGTTGGTATTGGTATTGGCTATTGTCAGTTTACAGATAAGAATAAATACAAATCTGATACCGAGGTTAATGTTGAGAAAGAAAAGGACGATCGTTTCGTTTATCAAGGAATTGTTGGAGCTAGATACTCAATTAATCCTGAAGTTGAAGCAGGAATACAATATCAATATTTCTGTGGGCAGTCACATGCTAAAAATCATTCTATAACATTATCAATGATTCGTAACTTCTAACTTTTGGAGACATTATGTTTACATCTCTAGTCCTTACAACTGTAGGTTGTATACTTGGAGTATTGATTGCTCATGGCATTATGTCAGCATTTGCCAAGAAACATAAATAATTGTGGATTGGGCATCATAATTGTATTTTTGCGATGCCCAAACCTCATTTTCTCGAGTGAGTAAAAAATGTACTTGATAGTCAAAAAAGGTGTTTATGATTGATAAAATGTCTACAATTGGCATCCTATTCGCACTCGTATTTGTCATAATGCTGATTTCTATGATGATTTTTAATTGCTTACATTCGTAGGATTATGGAAAATATGGATAGTTTTTTAAGAGATATAAATGGAAATTCTCCATCTACTGTCTTAACTCCTAGAGAGCTTGGTAAGTTAGCTGATCTTGTCTCAGATGAAATGAAGATGAAAGCTACAGCAACAATATTAACCGTGACTGTTAAAGATGATGAGAGTACACTACGATCTAAATACCTACTCTATGATCTGTACACAATAAGTGAAGATGATCCAGTTATTAAGATGTGTATAGATTCTACAGTAGAAGCATTTGGCAAAGAGCCGACTGATGTAATAGTAAAAATTCAATTAGAGATTAAGTGATTCAATGGAACATGAAAACAATGGTGCAAGACCTGAAAAACCTATTGATTGGAGTGTAGTAGAAGAATTATTAGAAGCGGGTTGTTCAGGAGTACAAATTGCAGCTCAATTACGTATTCACTATGAAACATTGTATGATAGAGCAGTTAAAAAATTTGGAGTATCTTGGACACAATACTCCGAAGATAGGCGTACAAAAGGTGATAATGACCTCTTAACTTGTCAGCATAAGAAGGCTTTAACTGGCGATAATATGATGCTTATATGGCTAGGAAAGAATCGCTTAAAGCAGAGAGATACACCACAAGAAATAGAAATCACACCAGCTACTATGGGTCAATTTAAAGACATCATGGTTCAACTCAAAATAGCTCAGTTATCAAGTTCTAAGATAGCAGAAACTAACAACAATACAGATACGAAATCATAGTGAGAGATTGGTAATAACATAGCATGCTGAGGAAGATTCTCGTAAGACTTGATTATTTCCTGAAGCATTGATATCATTTCACTCTTCTTAGGCTTATGATTTACACTCTCATTCTCCTTGCTTGGATTGCTCTTATTACTATTGGCATTGTCTTTAACTATACTCTCATGAGCTTCTTCTTTTGATTTAACAGTGACAATAATCTCATTACCTTCATCATCTATTCTCAAGAAATTACTCCAGTTTTTAGCTATAGCATGGAGATATTGTAATCCACCATCAATAGAGATCTCTCCGCATTTACATGTGACATAATCATGCTGATGGAATGATTCTAATATCTCATTGCATAGCTTGCATTTGGCTCTATTTCGCATTAATATCCTCTATCAAACGGAATTTTAATTTATCTCTGTAAAAGTGTACTTTTCCCATCGTCTGAAGACATATTTTTGATAATTTCTTTCATTTTTTTCCTATTTTTTTTAGTTTTTTCGATGAATATATCAAAAACTTTTTTAATTTCTTCGTCGTTTGGACCACAAGATTCAAAAATATAGGAAATAATTATACTTAAGGTCTCTATACAAATATTAAAGGGGACTCCGTCTAACATTTTAAAAATTTCATGTGCTAATTTTTCTTTTTCCTTCGCATGATCCATTTGTAAACCTGAATTTTAATTTATCTCTGTAGAAGTGGGGTTTTTGGGGGGTAAAGTATCAGCTTTTCATATATTTAGGCTAGTGATATCGTAATCTAAATAATTCATCAAGGAAATTATGGCAGACGAACTTCCATTAGCCCCCAAACAGCTTGAATTCATTCTAAATTCAACCCGTCATTGGAACATTGCACATGGATCAGTTAGATCAGGTAAAACTGTAGGCAGTCTATTCCGTTTCATGCAAGCGGTCTATCATTGTCCAGATAGTCAAATCTTCATGGTTGGCCATTCATCCGATACGATTTACCAAAATGCGATCCGTTTAATTCTGGAATCTGACCAATTAGCGATATTTCGTCCATTCTGTGTATGGTATGCAGGAAAGAGACAACTCAAGTTCATGGATAAATCAATACAAACACTAGGTGCTAAAGACGAGGGAGCAATAGGAAACTTTCAAGGTAAGACATTTTCTTTAGTTTATTGCGATGAAATGACTCTCTACCCTGATTCCATCATTGACATGATCGATACTCGTTTATCAAAGAAACATTCAATGGGATTCGCAACAATGAACCCATCATATCCTACACATAAAATAAAGAAATGGATAGATTTAGCAAAAGCGGGAGATCCCAATTATTATGCATTGCACTTTACTCTTGATGACAATCCTTATGTTGATGAAGATTACAAAGCTCGAATCAGAAATAGCACTTCCGGCATTTTTTACAAACGTAATTACCTGGGCCTTTGGGTCCTTGCTGAAGGGAGTATTTTTGACTTTTTTGATCGCAACCTACACGTTCTTGATCGTCCTCCTTGCGCTGCTGAATATTGGATTGCGGGTATCGACTATGGTTCAGTCAATCCTTTTGCTTGCATTCTCGTTGGCGTTTCCACAGGAAGATATACACAAACAGGTAAGAAAATGTGGGTTGAAAGAGAATACTTTTGGGACCCAAGTCCTAAGGGAAAAGGAAGACAGAAAGTAAACCATGAATTTGCTGAAGATGTAGCAGAATTCCTTGAGCCCTATAACGTTAAACATATTTATATTGATCCCTCAGCTGAACCGTTTCAATTAGAACTACGTCGCAGAGGATTACACGCAGTTCATGCAAATAATGATGTAGAGAATGGAATACAGATTATGACCTCTGAGATGCAAAGGGGTAATTTATCAGTGCTTAAGTCATGTCCCAATACAATCAGAGAAATAGAGAGTTATGTATGGGATAGTAAGGCAGCAGAGAAGGGCTGGGAAGAGCCGATTAAGAAAGATGACCATTGCATTGTAGGGGATACATTAGTCAAAACTGGGATTGGGGATGTCAAAATAATAGATCTTATAGATGAAATAAAAGGACTTACATATGGATTTGATTCACAAAAAGGATTCATTCTTACGCCAATAGCTTGGGTAAAAAAAACTAGAGAAAAACAAAAAATATTCAAATTGACTCTAGAAAACGGTAAAACATTGAGAGCAACAGGCGATCATAAAGTATACACAAGGATTGGATACATTGAAATACAAAATCTCTTGCCAACTGATGAAGTGCTCTGTTATGAAGGCGTTTACTCAAAAGTAAAATCAGTTGAAGAAGATGGCATTGAAGATGTCTATTGTTTAAATGTTCCTGAAACAGGAAATTTTGTAGCCAATGGCATTGTAATTTCAAATTGTTTAGATGCCCTTAGATATGCCATGGCTACTCATAAAGTCAGTACTTATCAACCTTATAAAAATGACAACGACAATGGTTTTGGTGGTCCAAAGAATAAATATGATCCAACATCAAGGTTTATAAGATGAATATGCATAAATTTCACGATTTTCTATATATGTTTGTGAAATATACATAATTTATATGTAGATTGAATTAATGATGAATATCCGTTATACTAGAGATACATAACCACGAGGTGCTTTATGAGCTCTCCAATCGCTGGTATCCGAGAAGTTAACGTCAAACTAGACGTTGCCGATAGTTGCAACTGTTGTTGCTGTATTCCAAAAAAACATCATCATAAAGTTCATAAAGATAAGATTCCTAAAACGGAATCAGTAGATACTAGAGTCAAAAAAGCAATTTACTGTATTTTGCTATGACGATTCCTTCACTGGAATATCTCTGTCGAAGTGCATTGATGAAGCAGTCTATCCTTAAAATGAAGAAATCAGGATATAGACATTATATTGTCATAGGGGATTATATTGATCAATATGAGGAAGTCCTCAATATGTTGAAGCATATTTCTAAAGTGAAATTACAGAAAGATAAGTTATTTGTGAAATTGTGAGTCTATCATCTAAATTCATTAGGTAATAATAAATCAGTAGACTAATATACCATTGTAAAACGTCATAATTTTACGCGCATTATTCATATTATATGTTTCCTTGGGCTCACATCGTCACTGTAGTGAGCTTTTCTTTTGAATTTTTAACATGTCTAGGGGGCACCCGAAAAGCGATTCTCGATCTGAACATCAAAAGAAACATTGGGAACAAGGTGATCATGATCATGAAATGGTTAAGAGAAAGGAAATTCTTGCAAAATGGAGAAAGAAACACAATAATGTAACTAAATAATAATTGGAGGTTTTAGTGTCTTTTTATTTTCCTCCGTAAATTCTGCGGAGGCAAAGCCATTATAAATGGGAATAACGCTCTCGAGCCTAGTCAAGGGAACGTTAGACAATGGCTTGACAACCTAAAATGTATGGGTTGTATAAACCCACTCTGATTGACTTGGAAGGCTAAACCGGAAGGCATGCCGACAAGGCGCAAGCGTAAGCAGCGTGAGAGACTAAGTGAGAGGGCTCAGAAATGAGATGCGATAGTCCGATCCAAACAACGAAAGGTTTGGAGAATGGCAGAAATGACCGTTCCCAGTATAAAAACTGAGTAACAAAAAGATACAGTAAATTCCAGCCGATAGAACAGTCACGATGGAATCAATCGAATATAGATACTCTTTTCTATGCTGGCGCACAAACCTTCGTGAACCGGTATTTCAATTTCGCGCCCTCAAGTAGTTATCAACAATACTATTTCAATTTAATCCAACAGCCCATCAACATGGTCACTGGATATGAAAGGCAACATCGTAAAGCTTTCATGTATCAAGCAACAGAAGGTGGAGACAATCAAACAACCGATCAATACACGAAACTAATTACACATGCATGCAATATTGGTGCAATTCATGAGCAAAAATCTAAGGCAAAAGAATTATCCGCTATCTCTGGCATGGTCCTACTTCAGCCTTATCTTGATTTTTCAGGAGATGACCAAGCTCAAGGCGAATTGAAAGTTAAAATCTGGGAATATAATAGCTTCCTCGTTGATCCATATTTTAGATCACCCGACATGTCCGATGCTCAATTCATTTGGTGCCAAGAATACATCTCCAAGAAAGAAGCGGAAGATCGCTTTCCTGATAAAATAGCTCAGATCATGCCTATGGCTGGAACTCCGCAACGTTATGGTTCATTCTATTTCCTTCCAGAAAACTACAATATGGCTCGCAATGATCTGATGGTCTTAAGTTATGTGTGGTATAAATGGAAAAAGAAAAAGAAAAGACTCTATAGCCGTAAACGAAATCAATTCTTTGATTTTGCAGGTGGTGAAGAACAACTTGATCAAATTCTTTATGCTATTGATGATCTAGAACAAGTCACTGTTGATACTCCTTGCTGGAAACTTGCTGTGGTTCTTAATGAACAGTTAATGTTTCAGGGCGATAATCCATTAGGTGATTTTGGCTGCCCAATGATTCCTTACTTCTGGAACTATGAACCTCATATAAACTATTACGACCTAAGAGTGAGGAGTTTAGTCCGCACTATGAGGGACCCACAGTTCCTTTTCAATTATAAGGTAATTACCAATAATGATATCACCGCAGCGACAATTAATGCAGGATGGAAACGTAAAATTGGAGCCGTAGCTAACGAGGACAATCTCAAGAAAACAGGTCAAGGCTGGGATATCATCATCAATGATGGCTATGAGATGAGTGATGTTGAGAAGATCATTCCTAGTGGTGTTCCTGAATCTGATTTAGCATTAGCTCAACAGATGGCTGATTTGATTTACAATACGTCTGGGATTCAGTTAGAGAATTGGTCCGGTCAACAAGATAAGCAGATATCAAGTTTGACAATGATGTTAAAGCAAGCTGCTAACCTCATGGTATTTCAGAAATATTTCGATCAATGGGATTATTCCGACAAGTTGTTAGGAGATAAACTTCTTCAAATAGCTCTTAACGCGTGGAATGCTGAAAAAGTTAAATTATTGATTGGTGAAGAACCAACACCTTATTTCTATTCAAGAGTATTTTCCAAATATCAAACGATGGTTGAAGAATCAGATTTAACCCCAACACAACAAAATCTCCAAGCTCAACAGATGATGGATATCAACTCAGCCTTTGCAAGAGAAGTGTTCCCACCATCAATGATTATACCTAAACTCAATATCACCGGTAAAGGCGAAATCATCCCATACTTGCAACAACAAGAGCAAATGGCTCAACAGACTCAACAGGCTCAAATGGAAGTTTCGCATGCTGTTGAGCATGCACAATTACAACAATTAACTAGTAAGGCCGCTTTAAATATTGCAAGTGCAAGAGAGAGACATGGACGTGCAGAAAGCAATATAGGTCTCTTTGAAGAAAGATTGAGCATGATCACCAAGAACCATGCACTCGCATCAAAAGAGAAGATGGCAGCATTAGCCCAATTGGTCGAAACAATACAGAAATTCGGAGAAGTAGAAACTTTCTTGCAGCAAAACAAATTAGAGTCAATCGAGTATAGAGATGATCAGGATGAAGAAAGAGGCAAGATGGATGCTAAAATGACAGCTGAAAGCAATAAATTTGTACAAGAGATTATGGGTGGGATGGGACAACAACAACAATCTTCCCAAAATATGGGGCAAATGGTATAAACAAAGTAATTAAAGATCATTAGATCTAAGGAGAAATTATGGCAGGGGGTCAAAAAATTGATGATCATTCATTCTGGGCCGGAGGTAAATCGAAAGATTCCGTATTTCCAATGGGTGTTCATACTAAAGATGAGAGTTCTGCAGAAGGTGCAGGAGATGTTTCTACTTACGAAGATACCACAGAGAGAATTAAGTTTTCTCAAGAAATGGGTAAGAAAGAAATTAAAGCTCGTCCTCTCAAACCTGGAACTCGTTACTAATATATCCTAGATCATATCGTGTTCATCCTCGTTATGATCTACAATCTATCTAGGGGCATTATGGTAAGAAAAACTGAGTTTCAAATGAACGTCAACGCCAAATCTGGTTTTGCCGATCCTGATCGTATCAAATATGAGAAAGAGAAAGCTAAACCTGAAGATGGAAAGAATTCACCATGGGATTATCGTTGCCCTCAGTATGATCAGAGATCTTCTAATTTTATCAATGCTGGTACTCATTACGGTGTAGGAATCAACCAACCAGTCGGTCATAAAGGCAATCCTAAATCAAAAGTCGATGTGCTTCCCTATGGACGAGTAAAGACAACAAGAGATGATCAGGAAGGATGAAGCTCTCACAGATCAAGAAACCTAAACACAAACAAGCTCATACAGCTCAAACACCTTATGGTCTCGGCGATTATTATGGGACTGGGATTACTGCAAAGATTGGTCGTCAGACTGAAGGGATGGGCTTTCAAGAAGTTTCTCTGAAGAAGTTGAAGAAACCTCCAAAATCATTGGCATAAATAATTCTTTATCTATCTTTGTATTATTAAATATATCCACATTTCTTTGATGTCTTGTCTTAATCCTTTTCATTTGCATTTCTTTAGATATCTGCTCATAGATGTCATCAATTTGATAATCCTGTAAATCATCATCATCTTTAATTTCTAGTTTTTCTCGGTTAAATTGAAAATCGTGAATACTTTCACTAATGATTTTATTCTGTGTTAACTTTCCATGTTCATATTGTTTCCACATGCAACGATCAGGAATCATCCAGATAACTTTAACTAAATCAGTTCCAGGATATCCTTTAAATAACATTGAATTAGTCTGAGCTTTTGGTCTAGTCAATCGTGGTTGCCAGATTAATCTTTTGGTTATTCCATCCTCATCAGTTCTTGGATGTGCAAAGATATAGAAGGCATGATTTCCAAACGGCCTTTGGTTAATCATGTCTTGACAACATTCAGAAATACTAAAATTCTGCTTTTGAATGTATGTTAAACGGTCATGAGCATCTAGGATATTGATTTTCATTATTACCTGCTTTATTCTATTTCAGACATCGCTTTGGTCTCTTATCACTGGGGTATAAGTCCTTTTTCTATCATTCTTGTGTCAATTTCATCGTGACACATTCTTGTGTCAATAGTTTCCTTGATATTAATCAAATCATTTAGTTTAATAACTTTATATTTCAACCGCCGCCTAGCGTTACAGGCAAGGAGAAATCATGACATCCTCTACAAATACCCCAATTCAAAATAATGTTTCAACAGAAAATAAATCTAATGATAAAGAATTAAACTTTCGGGCACTAGAAGCCAAATATGAAAAAAAAGTCGCAGAAGAAAGATCAGCTCGTTTAGAAGCTGAAAGATTACTCCAAGAGAGAAATAATGTACAAGATGAAGATGACGACGAACCATATGTAGATCAGAAGAAATTAGATAAGAAATTGGCCAAATTTGGACAATCAACCCAGCAAGAAATTCATAAGTCCATGGAAATGACTAAAGAAGCGGTCAAAGATGAATTGAGAAAGGAAATGTGGTTAGAGAACAATCCTGATTTCTATGATATCCTTCAACATGCCGACAAGTTTGCTCAAAAAGCTCCTCAATTAGCTGAAAGTATCCTAAGAATGCCTGAAGGCTTTGAAAGACAAAAGTTGGTTTATCAAAACATTAAGGCAATGGGAATAAATCAACCTGAGAAAAAAGAATCTTCCATTCAACAAAAGATTGATGCAAATAAAAAAAGCCCGTATTATCAACCTTCTGGAATGGGTACTGCTCCTTATGCTAGTGTGGCCGACTATAGTCCTCAAGGACAGAAACAGGCATATGATAAATTACAAGAACTAAAGAAAAACCTCAGGATATGATATGCCACTAGTAAAAGGTAAAGCAGCAAAGAATAAGAAGGGATTTTCTGAAAATATTAGTCGAGAAATGCACGCTGGAAAATCGCAGAAACAAGCTGTGGCGATTGCTTACAGTGAAGCAAAAGAATCTAAAAAGAAGAAAAAATAAGAGGAAATATGGCTAAATCAAAAAATGACAAAATGGCTGATAGTGAGAAAATGGGATCTTTCGAAAAGAAAGGAATGAAACCAGAAATGAAAAAAGACATGAAAAAAGATATAAAGTCTAAGAAAAAATGAATGGAAAAATGCGTTAAATGTAAAATTAATGAAAGGCGAGTTATTGTAACAGAAGGGGGAGTTAATTACCCTTTCTGTGAAGATTGTGCTTTTCTATTAGAAAGTGCTCCTACAAATAATACAGCCACTTTTTCTGATAAAAATCCTGAAAACTGGGTTATGAAAAATATTCAGGATGCAAAAGAAAGACGAGCTAATGGAATATTTCTCTGGAAATAATAAATTATTATGTTAAAGAAAATCTTTTTTACACTCTTAACCATATCTGGAATCATTGGAATGGCATTCTTCTTGTATTTTCTGGTTATGATTTTTATTTGCTGTGAAGATATTTTATCTTTTATCCACCGATTTTTATGATGAGGAAATAATATGGCAAAAGAAAAATGGATACAAAAAGCTTTATCAAAACCTAAAAGTCACGGAGCATTACATCGTGAACTTGGTGTTAAAGTAGGAAAGAAGATTTCTGAAAAGAAATTAGAAAAAGCTGAACATTCCAAAAATCCAACAACAAAAAAAAGAGCTGTTCTAGCTGAGACTTTAAAGCACTTGAAAAAGAAATAATTACTTCATAGAATAAAGATACGTAGCACTTGCGTCAACGTGCATTTCGCGTTATTGGTTTTCGCATCCCAATCAAGGTATGATCGAGTATAGATGTAGTTAGGTTCGTCTCCCGATCGTCATATCATATGTACGGAGTTACTTAGTACATATTTTCAACGTACAAAGTTACTACGTATCCAATATACAGCCACAAAGGTTGATATGGGAATTACAAATACGGGTAATCTTGGTCCAATGATCTTGCAAAGCTTAGCTCCTGCAATGCTCTATGTGCCAACACCCACAATGAATTATATTACAATCTGCGATAAAGTTTCTATGCCTGCTAATGGCGGAACTACTTGCAGATTTATGCGCCCACATGCGCTACAACCCCCCACCGTTCAATTGGGTAATAGCGGTATCGATAAACCTCGGCGTGTCGATGTAAAACCGATGATGATTGACTTGGAACTCCTGGCTGCATAAACAGAGGACAACAAGGGGCAAGCAAGGAAACTGTGCAGCCTGAACGACTAAGTTCATTGGACGCGAAAGCGTATGCGATAGTCTGATCCGTGACTATATAAATGAAATCACGGAGGGAGATCCGAAGAGGTTTCCCCGCCTTGTAGCTGCAAGGGGTCAATAAAAGTAACAGAGTGCCGCCGGCACAAGTGCCCCAGCGAGATATAATCGATGGCGCAAATGGCTTTTTTTGGAACTGGGTGTATCATCAATAGCAGGTGATCCTTCAGGATCAAGAGGGTTTTATACTTGCAGCATAATGTTGGTGGGTCTATAATATAACAAACCGAAAGGAGGTTATATGAAAGATCCTGAAGAAAAGGAAATATTAGCTTACATAGCTGGTTTAATAGATGGCGATGGAAATATAGGAATGAGAATTGGACCAAGAGGAAAATTATGTCCTTTGATTCAACTTCACAATTCTTTTAAACAAACGCCTGTTTATCTAAATAAATTGTTTGGTGGAACTGTAGCTTTTGATAAACCAAAAAAAGAAGGATATCGAGTGATTTGGAAATGGATGCTTCAAGGAGAAGAAGGATGCCAAAACTTTCTAAATAAAGTGATGGAATTCTTGGTTTTGAAGAGAGATTCCGCTGTTCATTTGATGGAATTCTTATGTAAACGTAATGAGGGAAAAGAATATTTTAAAATATCAAAAGATTTAAATTTAAATAGAAAAATAGGTCCTTTTGATATTGATAATATCGATAGAAAAACCAGCACTTGCCCTTATTTTTGGGCATATGTATCAGGAATTATGGATACAGATGGTTCATTTTCAATTGAAAGATCAGTTCGTAAAGCTGGACAAAATAGACAATTAAATGATTTGGTGAAGTTTAGACCAAAAATTATATTGTCTATGGTTAGTGAAAGATCTATTAGGCATATCTTGTCAAATTGTGAATATGGTGGTTTATGTATTGTAAAAGCCAGTTGTGCTTTAAGGGGATCGGCTTTTAGATTTTCGATCCAATCAAGATCGGCTGCCATTGAATTCTTGAAAAGATGTATTCCTTATCTTCAAATAAAGGCAATTCAAGCGGTGAAAATCTTGAATTTTTGTAGAAATTATAATCCAACAAATGGATTAGCAAGGATTCCAGAAGAAGAAAAAGAATACCGTGAGAAGTGCTATAAAGAAATAGTTATGCTTAATAACACGCCCTCTTAGGCTAGAATAGAATTGGTGTTAGCTTGGGTATCCGAGCGTCTAGCCGTGGCCATCTTGACAAGTGGCCATTAAACCTTTGGTAATTGACTTGGAGGCCCGACGGGGTAACAAGGCGCAAGTTTAAATACAGCGTGAGAGACTAAACCCAGAGGACGCGAAAGCGTATGTGATAGTCCGATCTGCAACTATAAATAAAATTGCAGAGAGAAGCAGAAATGACTTCTCCCCACTATGTGGAGTAACAATTTGGCGTCAAGCAGAAGATTTGATCCTTAGGGATTACGTTGTATCTGCCGCATCTGAAATTTCAGCTGGCGGTGGTTCCAATGGAGATAACCCAACAAATCTTGGAGTCACTGACTTCAGTTTGGTTGCGGCAACTCTTGATACCAACAATGCCTACAAATTTATGTCAGGTATTGAAGGAATGGATAGATTTGGAACTGGTCCAGTACGTTCATCCTATTTCATGCTCAGTTCAACTGAACTTCAGCCTGATTTTGATGGATTAATGGGAAGCGGATTTTTGTCTCAATGGAATTATCCAAGTAATTCGTCAGCATTGCCTTCTGAATATGGAAACGTTTTTAACATTCGTATTCTGACAAGTTCTGAAGCTCCCGTTGCACGTGGAACATCAGCTAAAGGTAATGACGTTTATTACAATACTGTAGTTGGAAAACAAGCGGTAACTCACATAAATCAAGATGGTTTTTCCATGAATTTGATTTATCGTGATCCATACTATTCAGGAATGCTTGCACAGAACGCAACTTTGGCAGTTAAATTTGCCCAAGCTCAAGCGATCACGCAGGATACCGCCATCAGAAACCTCTTAAGCACACGCTTAAGCAACCTGGGGGTATAAAATGACTGAATATTCAAGAATGGCAAAAGGTAGTTTTACAGCTGTAGGAACATCCGCAATTGTAAACTTACCATTTCAACCTGATTTTGTAGAAATTTGGAACTACAGCATTATTAAAACTGCTGCTGCAAACAAAGTGGCACATGCTTGGTGGGATAATAAACTCCAAGATGGATCAAACAATCCAACCATGGTTGAGATCTATAATAATGCTAGTGCAGTTGTATTTGATACTATTCAAACGAATGGGATCAGTGCGTTTCAAGCTGGACAATTACTTCAATATGGACCAACTAAACAAATTATTGGTGCTACTGCTGCTAATCCAGTTGTTTTCAATGTAACTGCTCACGGATATCAAGTAGGCGATACTGTTGTATTTGAAGGTCTATATCAGACTCAATTTACAGCAGGTATGGCTCAAATGAGTAATATCCAATTCACAATTTCAGTTGTAGGTGATGCAGATCACTTTACAGTAAAATGGGATGGTAGTGGATCTAATTACACAGCATTGAGTGCCTCACCATCTGGTGCTACAGTTAAGAAAGTTCTTTATCCTTTCTTATATGTTCCTCAAGTTAGTGTAATCTCAGCAATTACGTTGGGAGCTACTACTACAATTGTTACTACAGATTATCATAATTTTGAAGTTGGGCAACAAGTTGCTTTCCGTATTCCAAACGTAGCGGCAGTGCCAGCACTATCGCCTCCAGCTTGGGGTACAACTCAACTTAATTCATTGCCTAATTTGTTGACTCCAGGAGCACCAAATTATGGTTATGTTGTCTCTGTAACTGATAACTGGACCTTTGTTGTTAATATTAATTCTTCAGCATATACAGCGTTCAATGTGAATATTCCAATCGTTAACGTACCTGGATTAAGTTTTCCACAAGTACTTTCTGTTGGAGATGTAAATACTGGAGGAAATATTATTTCAGCTGGTTCGCCTTTGTATCCTTCACCACAATTCCCAACATCGACTAACCGTGTTCCAACGATCAACGGTCCAGCGATTAGGGGAGCGTTTGTGAATAATACATCGCAAGGTTTTGTCATTGGTAGTGGAGCTGCTGCGGCGGATGTATCTGCTGCTGTTACTATGATTGCTAATACAAACATTGTGTACTGGCATGCTTACCTCCATGATCTAAGCTTGCCATAATATTTAAATTATGACATGATTCCCCCTAGGAAACTAGGGGGTTTTATGAAAATTACATGTAATAGATGTGAAAAAGAAAAAGAATTAGAAGAATTCGTTTCTTCTATGTATGCAAAGAATAAAAAAAGAAAATTATGCAAAGAATGTCATAATGGAAATGTTAGAAAAAAAAGAATCGAAAAATTTGGTACAGTTAGCGAAAAAAGAATTGAAAGAATAATGGAATATAGAAAATCACAAGGAATTTCTCTTGATCTTCCGATTAAACAAACACGAAAAGGCGAAGGTTATATAAATTATTATGGATATCGACAATTTACTGGAAACAAGTTTAAAGATCATCCAAATTCTGATAAAAATGGTAGAATTTTAGAACATATTTTGGTAATGAGTAATTATATCGGAAGACCAATCCAAAAAGGGGAAATTATTCACCATAAGAATGGAATAAGAGATGATAATCGAATTGAAAATTTAGAATTATGGACTTGTAGTCATCCTTCCGGATCACGTGTAAAAGATAAAGTTAAATGGGCTATAGATTTTTTAAAAGAATATGGATATAAAGTAGAAAAGGTATAATAATGGGATCACCATTTCCAGGACCTACACCACCTTACAATAACCCTCCGATTGAACCTCAATATTTTCAACCCAGTCAATTTTATATTTCTTCAATCACACTAGGAATAAATACAACGATTACAACAATAAAAAATCATAATTATGTGATTGGACAAGCGATTAAATTAATAATTCCTCCTGCCAATGGATGTAGGCAGCTTAATGAAGTAACAGGATATGTTATTTTGATTCCAACAGCAAATAGTGTTACAACGACAATTAATTCATCAATGAATGTAGATCAATTTGTAAGTTCGTTTTCTTTTAATCAGCCACAGATTCTGGCTGTTGGAGATGTTAATACTGGAATTATTTCTTCAACAGGAGCTACAATTCGTAGAATAGCGATATCAGGAGCATTTGTGAATATTTCTCCTCTTTAGAATAAAATAGAAAAAATTAATATTTCACCATTATAGGTTTATTATGTCAGAAGCAAAAAAACCAAACGTTAGTTCAGAATCAGAAAAAGAATTAGTTAAAGTTGCCAAACAATTTGAAGATTTCGATCAGAATGTTAAGAATTTGACCTTAGATAGGATGAATTTGGCTCCCAAAGCAGATATCGAACCCCAAACCAAAATTGCCCAATCTGATCTTCAAAAAATGAAAGATGTTTATCTAAAACCTGAAAAGGCAATTTCTTGTAGAGACAAGTTTAATGAAGAATATCGTGAAGCATACAACTTCGCTAAAGAGTATGTTCACTTCATTGCTGAGAATAAAGAGATTATTGGCGAAACAATTAAACTCTGGACAAGACCATTTGCAGGAATGCCAGCAGAATATTGGTCTATTCCTTGCAACAAGCCTATTTGGGGTCCAAGATATTTAGCAGAACAGATCAAGAGAAAATTTTATCATCGATTAGTGATGGATGAGAATAAAACTGTCGGATCAGATGGAAGAGCAACATATTACGGATCAATGGCAGTAGACACGACAATTCCAAGATTAGATGCTCATCCTGTCATTAATCAAAAATCAATCTTTATGGGAGCTAAGAATTTCTAATGAATTTGCTTTATTAATATATTACAAGATATTATAAATGCCTGTATAATTATTTATAATATAAGAAAATGGAAAAAGTAATATAAAGAAAAGCATACTATTCATCAAAGAGTTCATAGAGCAGTTCACAAGGGAATCTTACTAAGATCTGTTTTTTGTATAGAATGCAAGAAAATGTGTAAAACTGAAGGTCATCACGAAGATTATTTGAAACCATTGGATGTTATTTGGCTTTGCAGGTTATGCCATGCATCTAAAATAGAAAAACTGTAAAGGACTCATTATCAATCTTTTGAATGATATCATAACTTATATAAGAAGAATTATCAAAACTCCTTCGAATGCGCAAATCACTGATAATTTGATAGTCGATTATATTAATCGGTTTTGGATTATGGATGTCGATGCCAGGATTCAATTATTTGATTTGAAAACAACCTATCAATTTCAGACAACCCCTGGTATCGATCAATATAACATGCCACTTTATAATATCCAGGGGAGTAATCTACAGGAAAATATTGGTCAATACCCAGTTTATCAAGGATTTTTTTCTCCTTGTTTTGTAGATGGGATTCAGATTCCTTATTACACGGAAAGAAATCAATTCAATAATATTTGGCCAAATTATCTATTAGAAAAGAAATTTATAGGAATAGGCAATGGAACAGTCGGACCTTATACTTTTCCGCTTCCATTTATTCCTAAATTTCCTATACCCATCGTTAATGAGCAATTCTCAGGAATATTAAGAGGCCATGTTGATATTCAAGGTATAATGGCAGTCCTAAATGCTGGAGGAAATAATGTCGACCCTCCTTTAGTCGAATCAGCAACAGCGTTAATTCCAGATCCACAAAATTATCTCTCTGTAATTCCAACAACAAGTATTTTCCCTCAAGTTTATTTTACAAGTACTGATGAAACAGGAAAAAATATTGTCATTTCAGATACAGGAATATTTCTAGAAGATAATATGTATTGTGGTTTGCTTATGAATCCTGGAAGTGCACCATATGGAAATACAGCTTTATTTAATCCCTTAGATACTACAACTTATACAGATACACAGAATACTATAAATTATGTCACTGGAATAGCAAATAATATTTATTTTCCAGAAGCTATTCCTGCCGGAGTTCCAATTAATGTCCAAGCAGCATTCTATCAATTTGGCCTTCCTAGGGCTATTCTTTACTATAATAATGTTCTTATCTTACGAAGCCCTCCAGATACACAATATCTCATCACCATCGATGCTTATTTGACTCCAGCAGCATTTTTAAATTCTGGTCAAGCGATACAATTTGCTTACATGTCAGAATATATAGCACGAGGAGCTGCAAGAAAGATTCTTTCTGATTTAGGAGATAAAGAACAATTTGGATTCTATGAACAATTTTTTAGAGAACAAGAATTGTTAGTCTGGAAAAGAAGCCAACGACAATTTACCTCTACTCGAGTACAAACAATTTATTCTGGTGGTGGATTTGGTAGTAGTTGGGGTGTAGGATCAGGAACAGGTGTAACATAATTTTAGGGGAAAACAATGACATTCGATTATTTTAATATAGTTCCAAATGCGCCGAATGATCCTGCTGATGATCAACCAAAAATGCTACAAAATACACAAGCGATATCAGGTTTAATTGCTGTTGATCATATTGGATTTAATTTAATAAATGGAGGAACTCACACAGTAGTTCATTTAAAGAATAATGCTGGAAATGCAGCACCTCTTATAGGCTTTGGGGAATTATATGCTCAAACGATATCAAGTATCATTTCAGACACAGCTCTTTATTACCAAACAGGATCAGGACTTAATATTCAGATGACTGTTAATGGACTTCCAAACCCTGTTAGTAACACTGCAGGACCTCCTATTCAAAATAGAGGATGGACTTTTCTCCCTGGAGGTATCATTATGAACTATGGAAACATTGTGGATTGTCCTGTTTCTCCTGCTAATCAAGCAGTTGTTTATCTTCAACCTTATCAAGTTGCTGCTCCTTATATGTTAACTTTTGGTTATTCCGTTTCAGGAAGTATTACAACTTATAGTGTCTGGTTAGATAATCCAGGTAGTAACACAAAATTGGGATTTAACATAAAGACAACTGCGCCTATTCATAATGTAATTTATTGGTGTGCAATAGGACAATAATGGCTGATCAAATTTATATTGGACAATATTCAAAGGGTCTTAGATCTGATGTAACAGCTTTCAATGTTGATAATGATGCTTTCCCAACTCTTTATAATTTCTACTCATGGAGAGGAAGAATTAAAAGAAAGAGGGGAACTGGTCTTCTTGGTAGACTTCAAAGACAAATTTCATTAGCTACAAGTCCAACAGCTTGGCAGAAACCTGCCTTAGCGACAGTTGGAGGAGTAGGAGAACTTATTATTCCTTTCAGTTCTTTTACAATCACGAATATTACAAGCAATTCAACAGGAACCAGAGATCCTCAACCTGCAATTATTACTACTTCAATACCTCATGATTTTGTTGTTGGTGATTTAGTGAGTATTTCTGGAGTTATAGTATCTAAAGGAAAAAATCTTAATTTAAACAATTTGACAATTGAAGCAGTTACTTCTACGACAATTACTATAAATGTCACAATAACAACGCAGTATAAATATGTTAGTGGAGGATTAGTTTTCTCAGGAGAAACATCTTCTATAGCCCCAGGGACTATTAATTTAACAAATACAGCAACAGCTGATCTCTACACTGATCCTAATGAAGATGGAACATTATTTAAAAATGGAGTTTTAGATCCAGGAAGCAATATTAATTATGCAACAGGAATAATCACTTTTAGTGGAGCTGGAATTACTACTTTTATAGGAACATATGATTATTATCCTGAAGAACCTGTCATGGGTCTTAGAGACTTTGTTCCAAGTCTCCCAACATATACTTCAGTTTCCAACTCTCAATTTCCTCTTCTACTAGCTTTTGATGTTCAATATAGTTATCAAATCAATCAAAATTCAAATGTGACTAATTTCTATTCCACAAGTTACTACAAGAATTCTCCTCTTCCTTTAGGAAATTTAGAAAATAATCCTGTAATATGGTCTGGACAGGATTTTGAACAATTTTGGACGATTAATTATTCTGGAGCATTATGGGCAACAAATAATAATCCAGGTTTTAATTTCGTTAAAGGTTCGGTCATTGGCACTCTTACAGGAACTACAATTTTATTTAACTTTACATCAGCAGGACTCAATTACACTTCCTTAGTTGTAGGAGATGTTCTTTGGTTTAATGAATGGCCAGCAGCTCCTGCATCAACAATCAATCAAGTGACAGGAGTTGTTTCTATTAACAGTGGTGCAGCTGCTGGTAATTATACAGTAACTTTTTCAACATCTGTTACAGTAACGGGAGTTGGTATTACTCAATTATTGACTAATTATATTGAAGGGCAAGATGGAATTCGTTGGTATGACGGAGATCCAACTTCAACAACTGGGCTTCCTACTGTACCTCCACAACCATTTGGTTGGGTGAATTTTTCACCTCCATTGACTGCAACTTCCGTTTCTATTGATAGCACTACTCCTGCTCTTTATTATTTAGTCGGTGCATTGGCAATTCTTCCTTTTAAAGATCGATTACTTTTCTTTTCTCCTTTTATTCAAACTTCGAGTGGAGCTCCAATATTATTACAAGATACAGTTCTTTGGAGTTGGAACGGAACTCCATATTATACAGTCGATGCATCTGGCAATCCTTTTCTTGTACCTATAGGAGAAACAGCAAATCCAAAAGCTTATTATGTAGATCAAACAGGTCTTGGAGATTATCTTCCAGCTGGTGTCACTCTTCCGATTATTACTGTTAATTCTAATGAAGATGCTATAATCATTGGATTTGGTGGAAATGGAGGAAAGAAACGATTTGTTTATACAGGAAATGATCTAGAAGCATTCTTATTTTTTAATATCACAAATGACATGCCTTCAATGTCTACATTTTCAGCGATTAATTTCGATTCAGGAGTGATAGATATTGGACAATATGGAATTACTTTAACCGATCAACAATCATGTGAAAGGATAGATTTAGAAATTCCTGATGAAGTTTTCAAAATCCAGAATGAAAATAATGGACCTCAACGAGTAAATGCAATTAGAGATTATTTTAAGGAATGGATCTATTTTTCTTATCCTGTCAACAATAGCCAAATAAGAGAATCAAGTGATCAAATTAATATTGTCTATCCTACTCAGACCTTTCTTTACAATTACAGAGATGATACTTGGGCAATTCTTTATGAGAATTTTACTACTCACGGCAGATATCGAGCACAAAATAAGAAATCTTGGACTACACTTATTTATAAATCATGGGAAACATGGAGAGAGCCTTGGAATTCTGGTGTTAATTCTGTATTGATGGCTCAAATTATTGCAGGAAATCCTCAAGGATTCGTCTTAATAAGAAGTGAAGGGACTGGAGAAGCACCATCAGGAACAATTGCGGGTATAATTAATGCTGGAAATGGATACACACAGATAAATTCAGCAAGTCATTGTGTAACTTCAAATAACCCTATTACTGGATTTGGAGATTATTTATACTTCTTAAGTGCTCTTGGAACGACTTGGATTAATGGACAAATTGGAAAAGTGATTAATATAATTGATGAAGATAATTTTGTTGTAGATATTCTTTTCCAAGCTGGAACATATTTAGGTCTTGGAACTTTCACAAGGCTTTCTCAACCACTTTTACAAACTAAGCAATTTCCTTTTTATTGGGAACAAGGAAGAAAGACAAGACTTTCTGTTCAAAAATATCTTTTAGAAAAAACTCAAAGTTCTCAGGTCACATTAGATATTTATCTAAGTCAAAATGCTGATGATGTTTGGAATAATCCGATAGTTTCTGGGATTCCAAATGGATTGATTTATTCACAAATACTTTTCACTTGTCCAGAAAGTACCAATTTAGGATTAACTCCTGCAAATGTAAATTTACAAATGTCAACAGGAGTTGCTCAAAATCAAATCTGGCATCGATATAATCAGTCCTTAATTGGTGATTCTATCCAAATTGGAATAACATTAAATGACTTACAGATGAGAAATATATCTTATGCAACTGATGAAATTGTTCTTCATGGAATTCAATTAACTTTTGAACCTGGGCCTATGGTATCGTGACAACGCCTAATACTCCATTATTATCAAGTCCTTATCTTCGAGTTCAAAGATTATTTCCTTATGATGATGTTAAGAATTTATCTGGTCAAATTGATCAAGCTTATATTGATATTGCGACTAAAGTAAATTTAAGAACGATTGGAATATTTCCTACTAATTTTCAAGTAGCGACTGGAGAGACTTGGTATCTAGCTGGAGGAAGTCAAAGACAGCAAACATTACGGCAAGTTTATCCATTTGGACCTATAACGCCAGGTACAACGATTCTCATTCCAACAGGTATTAATATAAATACCTTATTTCTATTTACTAGGATTTATGGTGAAATTGTCACAATAAGCGGTACGAACTTTAGGCCTATTCCTTATATCAATCCAAATTTGCTTTCCGATGGTATAGGTATATTAGTTGGAAACTTTGGTGCTCCTCCGGTTCAAAATATACAAATAATAGTTGGTGCAACATCTCCTGCGATTGGTTCTGGTTTCGTTGTGCTTGAATGGTTATCACAATTTTAATATTAGAAATATTTTGTCCCTGTTATTCTAGGAAAAAAGGATTAATGTATGCCATTACCTGCAAAAATAAAAATTAAAAAAAATAAACCAATTACAGGATTAAATCGTTCTCGAGGTAAAAGCAAAAAGACATACGAACAAAGTATTATCGATAATTATAAAAGAAAAAAATCTACTCAAGGAAGAACTGATAGATCTGGTGATATAGTGCCAGAAGGTTACAACAAAGGTCAAATCAATCAATATACTCCTGAGCAAACCGAATTATATAAACGCTCCTTTGGACAAACTGCTCCTGATAGTTATACATCTAGATTAGCTGCTGGAGATCAATCACTATTCGAAGAGATAGAAGCACCAGCATGGAAACAATTTCAACAAGCTCAAGGGCAATTGGGATCAAGATTTAGTGAATTAGCTTCTGGAGCCAATAGCGCAAGGCGAGGAGGAGGATTCCAAAGAGCAGCTAATCAACAATCATCAGATTTTTCAATGGATTTACAAGCTAAACGACAAGAACTTCAACGAGGAGCTATATCAGATTTAGGCAACATGACTCATCAATTACTTGGCGAAAGACCTATTGAAAAATTCTTAGCTCCAAAACCTCAAAAGCCACAAAAACAAGAAAAAAAAGGTTTTGTAGAACAATATGGACCATTAATTAATACAGCAGCCAGCTTTGCAGCCGCAATAATATAAGGAAAATATTATGGTACAAATTTTACCACAAAGACCTGCCATTCAACAACCATCTAAAAGAAGTAAAGTTGCCGAATTTAGTGAAGCAGCTCGTATTGGTTTAACTCCATTCTTAGAAAAAATCATTAAAGAAAAAGATGAAAAAAAACAGCAAAAATTGATAAATGAATCACGTGAAAAAGAAAATGAAGCTGTAAAAAAATTGACAGGTTTTGATTTCAGTGGGATTGAAAATGAAGAAACACGATCGAAACTTACTCAACAAGCATTTAAATCGGCAGGAAGAAAGAAATTCGTAGATGAATTGAATCTTGGGAAATATGGAATTGGAAAAGAAGAACTTTCTGGAATAAATGAAACACCAAATATTCAAGAACAACAACAATTTCAAGGAATGGAAGAAGGACAACAAAGATCTCCTAGAGGAGAAATGAAAGTAAAAGTGCGTTCACTCATTCCAAGAGAAACAATACTTGCAGCAGAAGCAGAAGATCCTCAATTGGCTAATTTATTACAAAAATTTAATGAAAATCAAACTGATGAAGCACGACATCAAGAAAAACAATTTACAGAAGCTCAAGAAAGATCACCAGAAACACAACGACAAAAGCATTTGATAAAAGCAGAAGCAGAAGCAGATTCAAAATATGTCACTGATCTTAATAATTCTTTAAAATCAAATATCCAAAAGACAAGAAGTTTAGAAAATTTAAAGAAATTAAATGAGAAAAATGTCACTGGAAAAGCTTTTGAAAAAGGTCTAGAAAAAACTGGATTTATAAATTTTACCTCAGAAGGAAGAAGAGAATTTGCTGCTGAAGTAAAAAATCTAATTTCTGATATTAAAACTATTTTAGGTGGCCAATTTTCTAATTTTGAGTTTCAAACAATATTGAACGCATATCCTTCGGCTGATTTTAGCAAAGAAGCTAATAGAGCTATTATCAATAATTTAGAGGTTTTTCAGGATATAAAAAATAAAGAATATGAAATTGCTCAACAATTAATTGATCAAAATGGTGGTGATATTACTCCAAAAATCCAATTTTCGGTTAATAAAAAAGTTCAAGAATATACAAATTCAAGAGCTGATGAAATTAAAAGAAATACTCAGAAAATCATCAATGAACAACATAATATTCCAAAAGGTCATACATTTCTTATAGATCCAAATGGTGAAGAAATATCAGTACCAAATGATAAAGTTGATGAATTGTTAGAATTTGGAGCTCAATATCCATGAATGTTCAGCAAGATCCTTTTTCTCAATATCGAATAAATAAATCTCAGAGTCAATCTACTCAAAAAGAAAAGCCTGAAAAAGAAAATAATCCATTTGAGCAATATAAAATAAAAAAAGAAGAAGAACCTTCTTTCTTATCTGAAATACCTCGTCATGCCACTAGAATTGGCTCAAGAGTGGTTGAAACCGTTGGAGGAGCTGTCGGAGATATACAAGATCTTATTCAAGCAGGAGTATTTTTAGGAGTAGAAAAATTAACTGGAAATAAAGTATCCGAAGAAGGAAAAAAATTTGCAACGAAATTGAGTAGATATCCAACTTCTAAAGAATTAAAAGAATTTAGTGAAACATCAACTGAAGGTTACACAAAAGCTAAAAATTCTGGAGAAGAACAAGTAGATGAATATGCAGAAACTGTTGCGAGTTTACTTGGTCCGGTCAAATTCAGAAAAGCATTAGGATTAGCTGCCATTGGAACCGGATCAAAAAAAGCAGCAGAAGCATTAGGATTTGGAAAAGAAGTTCAAGAAGTCTCTAAAGTTGGTTCTATTGTTTTAGCATCTATGTATAATCCACAAGGAGTTAAAAAACTCATAAGTAATTATTACAACGAAGCTTATGGTTTAGCACCTAAAGAATTATCATTGAATGCAACTCCTCTTGAGAAAAAATTAACAGGTTTATCGGAGACATTAAGTGAAGGATTAAATGCTCCTAGTGAAAAAGCTGCCATGACTGTTGTCAATGATTTAAAAAATAAAATCAAAAATGGTACTTTATCATTAAGAGAAGCAATGGCAAGCAATCGTAGTATTAATGAAATCATGGGAGATCCTACGTTATTGAAGAGAGGAAGAAATCTCATGAAAGAAATTAAAAAAGGTCTTAATGAAACAATTTCTTCTTATGAGAATTCTGATTTTCAAAAAGCATGGACATCAGCTAATGAAGCTTTTGGTGGATTGAATGAAAGCCAAAAAATGAGTAGATTTATTCTCAGAAATATTGGGCAAAAACCTTTAGCAAAAGGATTGTTTACTTTAGCTTTTGAAGGATTAAGTGGACATCCTGAAGCAATCATACCAACTGCCGCTGGTATTGGAGCAACAATTGCAGGTGTAAAATCATTAGAATTTTTACATAGATTAGTATTTAGTCCTACGATAAGAAAATATTATTCACAAGTTGTTTTAAATGCTGCTCATAAAAATTCAAGAGCAATGATAAAATCAAGTGAAAAATTAGAAAATGCCTTAGAAAAGGAAGACAAGAAAAAGGTTAATAAATCTTATCGTCCTCGTTCTTCTCTTCAAAATAACCAACAATAATCATTAAAGATAAAATAAATACTAAAAAAATAAATAATCCCATATTAAGTTCCTTTTATGTAAAAATTATTGAGATAAAATCAGATTAAATATCTAAATATTCTTCTTTTTCTTCAAAGTATTTAATTACCCACATTATTATTTGTTCCTATGTTTTTCTCTCTTTCTATCATTTCTCGAGCATATTTCTGAAGATCGATATGTGCCATTCTAGATAGTTCTGAATGAGATATTCTTATAGCAGAACGCGATGTACTTCCAATTCTTATGACACAAATTCGGCAATTTTTTATAGCTCGACGAATTGTAGATTCTGAAACACCAACTTTGCTTGCAAATTCTTTAATCGAATAGAATTCTTTATCCATATTTGAATTATGCAACTTTATGCAAATTTGATGCAAGTGAATAAAAAAGTATATGTTTGACTGAATCCATAAATTTTTATGTTGTTGTAAGAATTGGAATATCATATATTGAAATTATATTAAAAAATATGACGCAAGTCACTTAAAAGGAAATTGTTATGGTTTTGGCATATGGCTTATCTGGATTCGTTTCTGTCCCTCCTGCACCTATTAGTGGAAATGGTCCTCCTCCAGCTGGATTTCGCGGCGCTTTGGGTCAACAATACTTTGATTCTAGTCAATCACCTCCTGTTGAATATGTTTTCAATGGGGTATCTTGGAATATCGGTGGAAGTCCATCTGCCACCACATCAAGTTTGGGAACAGTTCAATTAAGCACACTCTCCCAATTGCAAAACGGTAATGCTCCTGCTGGTGCTTTTGTTTCTTTGACAAATGATATTGCTACTGTTATTGCGGGTGTAGTAGCAGGTGCTGTTCCTCCTGCAACGATTGCACAAGCCGGTATTGTAACTCTTGCTACAAATGCACAAGCTGCAGCTGGACTTGTCACTACAAATGTTGTAATTAATCCAGGATCTTTAGCATTTGCTTTGGCAAATTCTGCATCTCTTCCAATTGGAAGTGGATCTCCAGGAACAGGTGCTTTTACTACTCTTGCATTTACAACCATGACAGGTAGTGCTGGAGGTACTTTGGCATCTGGTGGTACTGCAATTGGTATCGGTCAAGATGCTTCAGCTGATGCAATTAATATTGGTACAGGAGCAGCTGCTAGAGTTATCACAATTGGTAACGTAACAGGAGCAACTCAATTAGTTCTTAATGCTGGAACCGCAGCATCTTCAATTAACACAACTAATGGTGTTTTCAATCTTTTGACAGGAACAGGAGCTATTAATGTAGGTACAGATGCTGCCGCTAAAACTATCACTGTTGGTAACTCAACAGGAGCTTCTGTTGTAACAATAAATACTGGTACAGGTAGTTCTCTAAATCTTGGTACTAATGCAATTGCTCATACTGTAACTATTGGTAACGTAACTGGAGCCACTGCAGTTGTTGTTAATTCAGGTACTGCGGCATCTTCTTGGAATACAACTAATGGTGTCTTCAATCTTTTGACAGGAACCGGTTCAATTAATCTTGGAACTGATGCAGCAGCCAAAGCAATCACAATTGGTAATATTACAAGTACAACAGCTGTTGTTGTCAACTCGGGAACCGGTGCTTCATCATGGAATACAACAAATGGAGCATTTTTACTTGCTACAGGAACAGGAGCAATTAATTTAGGAACTGATGCTGCTGCTAAAGTAATTACCATTGGTAACGTAACAGGAGCATCGCAAGTTGTAATTAATTCAGGAACTGCTGCAGCTTCTTTCAATACAACTAATGGTGCATTTAATCTTACGACTGGTACAGGAACTATTAGTATTGGTGCAGATGCTGCCGATCATGCTATTAACATTGGTAATTCTACAGGGGTTACAACCGTTTCTCTAAATGCTGGAACTGGTGGTGTTAACGTAGGAACAAATGCAATTGCTCATACAGTTACAATTGGTAATGTGACAGGTGCTTCAGCTGTAGTAGTAAATTCAGGGACAGCAGCTTCATCATGGAATACTACAAATGGTATTTTCAATCTTTTGACAGGTACTGGAGCGATAAATCTTGGTACAGATGCTTTTGCTAAAGTAATTACCATCGGTAACATAACAGGAGCAACACAATTAGTTCTTAATGCTGGAACAGCGGCATCATCCATCAATACCACAAATGGTGCTTTTGCCCTTGCAACTGGAACAGGAGCAATCAATTTAGGTACTGATGCTGCAGCAAAAGTTATTACTTTAGGAAATATTACTGGAGCTACTCAAGTAGTAATTAATTCAGGAACAGCTGCTGCTTCATTCAATACTACAAATGGTATTTTCAATCTTGTAACAGGAACAGGTGCAATAAATCTTGGAGCCGATGCAGCTGCAAAAACTATCACTATTGGTAATGTCACAGGAGCTACAAATCTTGTTCTTAATGCAGGATCAGGTGCTTCCACGATTACGACTACAGGTGGCTCTTTAGCTATTGCTACGGGTGCAGGAGCACTTAATATTTCTAATGATGCTGCAATAACAACTGTACAAATTGGTACAGGTGGTGCTGCTAAAACTGTTGTTCTTGGTTCAACAAATACTACTTCGACCACAACTATTAACTCAGGTTCAGGTAATGTAAACATTACTGGTGGTAATTTAGTGATTGCAACATCTGCGAAAATGCTTCAATGGAAAGGTGGAGCAGCGACTGACTTTAGAGGAACTGGAACTTTGGTTGCAGGTACATTGCAAATAAATAATACCAATATTGCAACTGGGGATATGATTTTCTTAACAAGAACTGCTGTTAATGCTTCTACAATAACTGGTGAGTTAACATATACAATTAGTAATGCTGCGAGCTTTACAGTTACCTCGACGATTCTTGGTACACCGGGATCCACACAGACAGCCGATGTCAGTTCATTCGCCTATATTATCATCAGACCAGTTTAATATTGATGATGTTATTTAAGTTTGGTATAACATGGTTAAATTCGAAAAACCATGAGGAAATATGATTAAAAATAAGACGTCATTAGAAATAAAAAAAGGCGAAAGAATTTATCAATTCATTTGCGAATTAGATTCACCATTAGGTGAAGTTTTTGATGTGATGAGTGAGATTAGAGGCTATGCTATTGATTTGATGAATAAAGCAAATCAACCACCTCCTTCTCAAGAACAACCACCTGTTAACGAGGTTCCTGATGGGAATAAACAATAGTCAAAATGCTCTTTGTGGAACTGAACTTTCTGCAGTAATGACTGGATCTAATGTACTTATTGGTGTACTTCCAGTAAGTCCAGCGATTATTATTTTTGATAATCAAGGAACTGTTTCAGTTAAAATTTATGTAAATGGAACTGCAGATACTCAATTGTGGAGGACATTTCCAGCGGGAGAAGCTATTGTATTAGATTTAAGAGCAGCACACGCGGTTGCTCCTAATTTTGCTTTTGCTCAAGGAACATCTTTTTATGGAAATGGAGCGAGTGGCACATTTTCTATTTCCTATGTCTATGCTCAAAACATGTAGAGGTGAAAATTGAGTCAAATCTATAAACCTAATGCTGGTGGTGGTGGAGGCGGTGGCGTCACAGAAGTAGATACGCAATCAGGAAATGCAGTTCCATCAGCTGGAGTCTTGTTACTTAATGGATACGATACTACTGAAAATAATGTATTTGGAATTGAGACAAAGGGTAACACAAATGGTGGAAATCCTCCTGGAACTGGTGCTACAAATGAAACAGATGTCTATTTAACCAATCGCTTTCATGGTTCTGCTACATCCACGGGGGTTACTCCTGTCACTCTAATGACATGTCCAATGCCATTAAATTCAGGTGTCTATCAATTTATAGTTATTATAGTTGGACATAATACTACAAATAGTTTGGGAACTTCTACAGTTGATACGATTACTTTTCGCACAACAGCTGGAGCATCCGTTTTATTTAGTGGCGGAGATTATGTTACACAAGAAGATCCTGCATTCGTAGGAACCATTTCTTATAATTCTGTTTTAACTCCAGGCGTCTTAACTATTCAAGTCTCTGGACCAGCACTAACAAATATTAATTGGTCAGGTCATGGAACTTATACGGTGGTGAACTAATGACATACACAGGAATTACAGGTTTTGTCCCAGGTCCTCCTCCAGCTAATCAACAAGGCATTGGTTGTGCAAGCAATCTTGATTTAAGCGGAATTCAGCCTCCAGGACAACCTGGAAATTGTTATACTGCAAATGGTCAATTATGGATTGGTTCTACTTCTTTGACAGCAGGTGGAACTAATTCAAAAATCGGTACTTTAACAGCAGGTACAGGAATTACCATAACAAATGGATCTGGATCTATAACAATAGCATCATCGGCAGCTGCCACAGACCTTCATGTAGCCCGATTCATCGTTGCATCTTCTACGGCTGGAACAGGTGCTAATTTTACGACTATTGCTTCAGCGATCGCAGCGGCGCAAGGAACTGGGATCAATTCGACGGTATTCATTCAACCGGGAACCTATAAGGAAAATATCACACTCGTTGCAGGGATCAATCTTTGTGCATTTGATTGCGATTCTCTAACACCGAACGTCATCATACAAGGAAAACTTTCTTTTTCATCAGCGGGTACAGTATCAATTTCAGGAGTACAACTCCAAACTAATTCGGACTTTTTTTTGACTGTGACAGGGTCAGCGGCTTCCATCGTGAATTTGAATAATTGTTTTCTGAACTGCTTCAACAACACAGGAATATCTTACACGTCATCCAGTGGTAGCTCTCAAGTTAATATAGGATTATGTTCTGGAAATATTGGAACAACGTTGATCGGTCTATTTTCTGCCTCTTCATCAGGAACATTAAAAATAAATAGTAGTTCTTTTACCAATAAAGGGAATACGGTAACTGCAAGCACAATGAGTGCAGGAACATTGAATGTTAATAATTGTTATTTTGAAATTCCTTTTACAACATCAGGAACAAATTTAATAACAGCGTTTGCAAATTCGCTGGTTGCTACAAATGGGCAAAATTCAATATGTATAACTGCTGGTGGATCAGGAACTAACACGGTAAATAATTGTGTGTTTAATTCAGGAACAGCCTCTGCAATTTCAATAAGTTCTACATTAAAAGTATTGAATTGTAGCATAGCCTCACAGAACACTAATGTGATTACAGGAATAGGAACATTATCAAGTGCCGGAATAAGCTTTTATGATACAAGTTCCTTGATAAACACAACGACACAAGTACCTTTTATTCTAACAAACGATGCAGTTAAGGTTACAACTCCAGGCGCATATCCATATACGACTATCCCTCAAGATGCTGTTATTTTAGTCGATACAACTTCAGCGAGAGTAATTACTCCTTTGGCATCCCCTACAACTGGTCAAATGCATAGGATTAAGGACAATACAGGAACAGCGGCAGCTCACAACATTACGGTGACTCCAAGTGGGAAAAACATAGATGGCGCCGCAAGCTATGTGATCAATACGAATTATGGTTCGATTGATATTTGCTATAATGGCACACAATGGAACGTACTCTGATATGTCACATACAAATACAAACAATATTATGATTAATGAATTACAATCAAATCTACCATTATCACCTGTTTTGCTCCCATCATCAGGCACTTTGCATTTATCAGGATTTTATTTAACCACTCAGACGGTATAACCATGGCAGATATTGGAACAGCAGCAACTGGAACAGTTCTAGTGGGTTCTGGCTCTGGTGCATCCCCAGCTTTTAGTGCTACTCCTTCGGTTACATCATTGACAATAAGCGGAACACCAAGCGCTGGCACTGATGCCACAAATGTGACATATGTGACAAATGCCATAACAGCAGTTAATCCGGCGACAAGTGTGGTAGCGGCTACAACAGCTAATCTTAACGCCAATTATCTTAATGGCGTTGGAGGAATAGGCGCCTCTCTTACCAATGCAGGCGCTCTCGTTGCCTTTACTATTGACGGACAAACACCAACTTTAAATCAGAGAGTTCTAGTTAAGAATCAGGCTAGCACATTCCAAAATGGTGTTTATACCGTAGCTACTCTTGGTACAGGTGCAGTTGCGTGGATATTGATTAGGTCGTTAGATTATGATGCTCCATCGGATATAAATAATACAGGCGTGATAAATGTCCTCAATGGTACAGCTAACGCTCTGACAGGATGGTTGATAAATTCCACTGTTACGACGGTTGGAACAGATGCAATAACTTATACTCAATATAATGCAGCGCCTATATCAGTAACTCAGCATGCTGTTTTAATTGGAGGTGTAAGTAATGCCGTTGTATCTACCGCTGTTGGTGCAACAGGAACAGTTCTACAAGGAAATACAGGAGCAGATCCGACTTATTCAACTGCGACTTATCCGTCTATAGCTACAGGTACAGGCACGCTTCTTAGGGCGGATGGCACTAATTGGGTAGCGACTACATCAACTTATCCTAACACAAATGCGATCAACACTCTTCTATATGCTTCATCAGCTAACGTAATGTCTGCTTTAGCAACTGCAAACAATGGTGTTCATGTTACAGGAACGACAGGGATTCCGAGTGTTCTAGCGGCGGGAACATCGGGCGCATTATTACAATCAGGGGCTCCAGCCGCTTGGACGACTGCCACATATCCAACTACAGCAGGAACAGCGGGTAATGTTTTAAAGTCTGACGGAACAAATATAATTTCTTCTTCAAATTCTGGTAACCATGTTTTGATCCAATCTCAAACTGCATCTAGTGTTTCCTCGCTCACATTCACAACCGGAATAACGGGATATGATATTTATTTCTTGCAGTATTACGGGATAACCAATAGTGCTGGCGCAGCAAATCTTGCTATACAAGTATCCACTGATGGCGGTTCTACTTATCAAACCACTAATTATGTGAATAACGGTTATTACTCAAATAACGGCGGTCTGACTAATATTTACTTGACTGCATTTGCGGGAATGTTGATAGCGACAGACTTGGACAATACGGCAGCCCCAAGTTTTAGCGG